TTTGCATTGATGCTTGTTGTACTTGTACTGCATTACCTGCGGATGTATTGCCCCCGCCGTAAATGAGATTTGGATTTAGTCCCGCTTTTCGGTATCTCTCCATTTGTGCGGATGGACTGTTGTATTCGTTTTGTCTGTTCCAGTCTGTTATCGCGTCCGCTCTCTGTTGTTGATATTGCTCTTGTGCCCATTTTTTTGATTGTGAATTCTGATATAATGTGCTGCCTATATTGGCTGCTTGTCCTACTAAGTTTGCTATTACTGGTATTAGTGGTATTGGCATTTTAATTTGTTTTTAGTTGTTGTTTTTCTAATTCTTGCTCTCTGATTATTATTGATTGTTCGTCTATAACTTTGTTTTGGTACATAAGTGCTTGTAATAATGCTTGTATGACTTTAGTTCTGGTGTTTGCTACTACCCATCTGTCTCCTACTTTAACGTCTAGGCCATTTATTGTGCCGTCCAATAATTTCGTTGGCTGTCCGTCTTCGTTTACTGCTGAACACTTGTAAAACTTGTCTATCTGTGGAAGGTAAACTGTTTTGTTTAGTGCTGTGAATTTTTTTTTGTTGCTCATTTTTTTGTGTTTAATTGTTGATGAATGTTTAGTGCTTTGTTTGTTACTCCCTTATTCAATCCCCGTATCTAAAGCTGCGAGCAGCTTCAGAGACTGCGGGGATTTCTCGCGGTCGTGTGGTTTTTGGGGTTGTGGTTTAGATTGTTTTGTTTTTTGCTTTTTATTTGTTTAAAAAAAGTTTTTTGGTTTTGGTTTGTTTTGCGCCCCTGGCGCGTTTTGGCTTTGCTTCGCTCGCCTTTTTTGTTTTTGGTCTCACAGTGTCTGTGAACCGGCAGTAATACATCAAGTAGTTTACTGCCGGATTTTGTTTTATTAGCCTTCGCTGTTTGCTTCTTCGGTGTTGGTCTTCGCATTTTGCGCTTTCGTTACCTCGGCTTTTATTAGCTCATCCCATTCCTTAGACGCTTTTTCCTTGGCTTCTTCAGACAGTTTCCACTGTATGAGTTTGATGTTGTTTTTTACTTCTTCTAGAGCGATGTGACGCTCTATTTTGTCCATTTTTTCCCATTCTGGGAATGCTTCTTCGAAGCTTGTTGCTCCTTGCCATTCTGGTTTGAATTGGCGCACTTCTTGTCCTCGTTTTTGTCTTGCTACGAGTTCTGTTAATTTTGTACTTTGATCTGGTACCGTTTCGGATATACCATTTTGTATTGAGTAGTTTTCTTCGAGTGATTTATCGAAGTCGTACCTACTTTTGAGTGCTTCTCTCATACGTTTCTTTGTTTTAGTTTTTGTTTATTTAATTTGTTTTGTCTGTAAATTTGCGCTTGTTGTTTAACGCTATAGTATTTGTCTCCATGCTGTTGTTGTTCTTTCTGAAATCTTTCTTCCTGTGCGTCTTGTGCTAACATACGTTGTTCGTCTTTTTGCTGTTCTGTTAATATTTTGTCTTTGTATATACGTGGGAGGGCTATTTTCATACCATCCTCTTTTACTATGTAGTTTCTCTCTAAGTTGTTTGTATGCCATTCTATTATGTCATCTGTTATATATGACATACCCATATTTTTACTTGATATGCTGTATTCTGGTATTCTGTCGTCTCTTTTGTGTACTGGTATTTTTTTTTCCTTGTCTAGATATTTAACGCAATATGCAATAGAGTCACCAGAGACTTGACCCACATGTACAGTTCCGAGCTTCCAAGCTTTTTCGATGTCATCAATAGTAACGGAATCAGAAAATAAGATAATATGATAATGAGGGCGATAATTTTGCGTCCCATATTCGGCTGCGAGATAGTATCTAATATTTTCTCCTTTTTTGATTTCGCGTAACCGCTTAAAGAACGCTTGGGTGTCGGAATCTTTTCTGTTTTTACTTCCTTTTTGTTGTCTTCCATTTCCTTTGCTTAATGTCATGAATCCGTTTGGGGATAGTGGTACTGTTGAAGTGTCATATGTGAGAGTTACGAATTGACTGCAGGAAGAATTCTTGTCCTCCTGCAGCATTCTAAACACCCACTCGTCAACTCTGCGTTTTTTGCAAAGCGGGCATTTTCCACATGGTACGTTTACATCTTTTATATACAGTTTCTTGCCGCGCTTTTCTCCTGCTTTAATTACTGTTATCGGACTTTCACATGCCATGTTTAACCTACTAATGAAGGTATTCCGTACCTTGGTAACTTTGATATCTTTTTAATATCGTAGTATGCTGACACTTGTATTGTGTCTTGTTCTGTTGTTTCTACTGCAAATATTCTTGTGGTTACATCTGCTTCAATAAATGTTTTATTTAATTGTGGTGGTGTTAATCCAAATTGACGTCCTAAATGCCAGAATAAATAATCGTCTACAAATGCTCCGCTAAATCTATCGTACATTGTTCGGTGTTCCTGATACCTTGGTAAATACCCAAATGTTGATAGCCATTGTCCAGTTATATTTCTTGCGTCAATTTCTACCTGCAGTGTCTCTTGTTCGCCTAGGTGTGCAAATACTGGTATAGGGTAATCTAGTGGATCGTGTCGTCTCCATAATTTGTGAAGTCCTTGCGAATATGCTGTTGTCGGTTGAAAATTCATAATTGACATTATGTATCCGTGTTCTTCTGCTTTCCATTTTATTGTTGATCCCGCAGAAAATGTAATTCCGTGTCCTGCTAATGCTCCGACTACGTCTGTTGTTTCTGCTGTTGATAATACCTCTGAAAATACTACGTTTTGTTTCATTCTGCCAATAAATTCTGGGCGTTGGAGACGTCCGTCTGATGAAGATTGGCCGAAATGTTGTTGTATCCATTCTATGTATCTTGTGCCTCCTCTGGCGTTTTTCTCTAAATATGCTTGCAATGCAAATGCTGCACGTAAGTCGTTTATCATTGCTGCTTCGCCGTCTGCTACGTATAATGAACCGTTTGGATCGAAATCGTATTGTCCAGTTCCTGAATATAATATTCCTGCTCCTAATCCTAATGAGCCTACTGCTGTTGTTGCTACTGCATTTGTTACGTTGTTTCTCCATAATGGTGAAGCGGCTGTTGAATCTAATAATACGTTTCCTTTTCCGTCCTCAAATAGGGGAATTGTTACTGGATCTCCCTTCTGCGCCCACGGTAAATTTGATGTAAAATAGTCGTGCTCCCATGCTCTTTTAAACTTTAATCTTTCTGCAGCTGGTAATGTGTTTGCTCCATTATTTAGTGTATCTGTTGCCCATACATTTTCTGTTATAAGATTCTGGTCTCGGTAATATTCGTTATATATTCTTTGATATGCTGCAAATGGAAATGCACTGATTTTATAATTGTTTATTTGTGCTAATGATATACCTGCTGGCACTCCTAAATAATGTAATGTTTCAGATCTTGCTATTGCTGGAAGTTCTGCTCCAGTAAGATTTAGATATGGTGGCTCTGCCTCTAATTCTCCTACCATCCACTTTTGCCAATTTTCCCACATAATACGCGTTGGTACAAAATAGAAATCTTGTATAACATGTACTCTGTGCATTACTGGTGCTAATTGTGGTATCCATCTCGCCATTAGTTCGGGTTTAATTAAAAATTTGTCTCCTGGCAATGCTTCTAATAATAACATGGGAGTTAGATATCCCATGTCTACTGTAGTTTTCAATTCGTGTGATAGGTCAAATATATTTGTCCTTGGTCGTTGTACTGGGTTTAAACTATCCATTTTGTTTTAATGTTTGTAGTTTTTCAATAATTTGGTCAATTAGAATGTCTCTAAATACTGACTTTTTTAATAGTGCTGATGATAGCAATGTCCATAGTTTTCTAATGTCTACTGCTAATGCTTTTTCCTCTTTTTCTGTCATTTTGTTTGTTTTTGTAACCATTGATAAAATGTTTCTACATTCGTATTCCTCCTCGTGATGTTCTGTAGCTTTTCATCGCTTTCCTTTGGCGTCTTTGCCTGCTCTGTCTTCTGGCCATGTTTCATTTTCTATTTGTTTAAATAATTGCATAAAATTAGCTGCTTCATATAATATTTGCAAATTTTTTTGTATTTTTTTTTCGTAATCTGCATTATTTACCTCCTGAACGACCCTCGGCCATAATTCTTGTTGGGTGACCACCATTCTTTTGCCGCTTGTATTCCTTGTTGCCATATTGTCTGTGATTGTTCTATGATTGGTAATATTATTTCTGCGGCTGCCCTCTGAAATGGTGATGTGCCTTTTGGTATTCCTTGTTTAAGCATTTCTAACTCCTGCTGTTGTAATGCTCTTTGTACTGGTGCAGATTTTATTTGTTCATCTAATAGTTTAATTGATTTGTAAATGCGTGCTTTTTCTGCTGTTGATTTTGCTATTGATGCGTCTTGTAACAATGATTGTTTGCGCATGTTAATTACTTGCTGTGCTGCTTGTGCTATTGTATCTGCTTTTGTAATTGTTTGTATTTCGTTCTGTGTTAATTGGTTCATCAATTTTGCATGTCCTTGTTTTACGTTTAACTCTGCTGCTTGTAAGCTGTACGGGGTTAATTGTTTTTGATATGTTAAATCAAATTGTGCTCTTTCTGTTGATGTCATTTTGGCCCTTGTTTCTGCAGCCCTTAATGCTATGGTTTCGCGACTGACTTCGGTTTGGGTTTTGATGAGATCTAAATTTGCTTTTTTCAGTTGGGTATCATAATATGACGTCAACACGCCTTGTGCGTCTATCTGTGGTGCTTGAAATTCGGGTCTTTGCATTGATGCTTGTTGTACTTGTACTGCATTACCTGCGGATGTATTGCCCCCGCCGTAAATGAGATTTGGATTTAGTCCCGCTTTTCGGTATCTCTCCATTTGTGCGGATGGACTGTT